TCTTGGCGTCATTTTCGACAAGGATCAGCGTGTCATCGACGGCGTTGAATGTGGCGGTGTTGTTCGTGCCGTCGAGAGTAACCCCGGCGGGCGTTGTGACGACGACGGTGCCGGGGGTGATGCTGACGATTCGGATCACGGCGCGATGGCCGGGCCCCGGCGCGGCGAGCGTCATGTCGGCGATACCGGTTCCGCCAGTGATGAGCGTGAGACCGTTCGTCAAACAGGCTTTTGCCCCCGCGGCGCCGGCGGTAGATTTAACGAAGTCGCTCATGCGATCACCTGTTCTTTCACGTTGGCAGCCTTCGTGATCGGCACCATCTTGTTGTTGTACAGGCTGTAGATGCCGCCCAACAGGGCCGTGGTCTGCGCCTCGCGCTGATACACGACCTTGACATACCGCTTGTTGAGTTTGGCGTCGATCTCGTAGATCTTCGCCGTCTCACCGCTGGCCCCATGGGTGTGAGTGCCGATGGTCGCGCCGGAGAGCGCCGCATAGACGCCGGCGGAGGTGTCGCACTCCTCCAGGTAGAACTTCACCGTGCCGTTCTGCGTGGCGGTCGCGCCAACGAGGAGCAATGCCCTCATGCGGTCATACCCCGCGCAGTCGATGGCCGCGCTCTCCACGATTGCGACATCCGTGCCGGCTGTGACCAGCGCCGATGCGAAAAAGTCTGTAAGCATCTGGTTTGCCAGTTGTCCGAGCATATTGGCCTCCTTTCAAGGCAAGGGGCGGGCATTTCACCCGCCCCGGCATCAGTCGTTCGATCAGGCCAGCTTCACGCGGGCAAACGCCTCGCCGCAGACCGGCGCACCGTCGCCGAAGTAATCGACGAGGTAGCCGATCTGGTTGGTCGCGGCATACAGCTCGCGCAGCACCTGGATAGCCACGCCGTCCGCATCGCAGATCCAGTAGCCTGCCTTGAAGTCGCCCAGCACGGCCACATACAGGCCGGTCGTGAAGGTGTTCGGCGCGTACTCGGACATGTTCACCGGGAATCCGAGCAGGCGGTCCGGCTGGCCGGCAATTACGGCTGGCTGCCACATATAATTGCCCTCGCCGTCCTTGATCTTGGCGACCATCTTGGCGAGGTCGCGGTGGCAAACCCAGTTGGCGTTCGCCCAGTACTGCTGCTTGAGGCTGTACTTTGCATCCTGCAGGCCGTCCAGCGAGACGGTCGTGGTCGTGTTGTTCGTGGACACGTCGCGCGAGGTCGGGATACCCGAGGCGCTTCCCACAAAGATGCCGAGAGGCTGGGCCGTGCCGTTGCCGTTCATGTAGGCGTTTTCGCCGCCGGCTTGTATCTTCTGGAGCAGCCTGTCGAGCACCACGCGGTCGGCCATCGGCGCGTGCTGGATGAGCGTGCGGCTGACCTTCAGCAGCTTCGCCATCTTGTTCGGCTTGAACTCGCGGCGGCCGAAGGAGAGCGTGGTTTCCTCGGGGGCAGCGGTGACTTCCGCGACCCACGTCGCATCGGCAGCGTCGGCGTCGATGTAGGGGAAGCCGAGGGACTGCGCGGCTCCGATGGGGCCCACGACGTTGGAAATCCGGCGCATGAACATGAGGTTGGCGAGTCCCATGATGAGATCCTGTACGAACTCCACCGGGGCGGTCAGGTAGCCCGCCGTCGCATCGGTGCCGAGGCTCAGGGCGTTCTGGTAGCGCTGCATGTGGCCCGGATCGCCGGATAGCGCCTTGGCGAATAGCTCGCGCTGCTCGCTCTTGGGGCCTTCGAGGCCCTTGCTGAGCCCTTCACCGACGATGCGCTCGCGGTCCTGCTGGGCCTGTTCTGCGATCAGCGTCTTGTTCAGCTTGTCGAAGTCGGCCTCGAGTTTGGCGAGCTCGCCCTGCTTGTCGGCGGGCATTTCCTTGCCCTCAAATTCGTTCATCAGCGCGCGGATGCTCTGGGTTAGGGTCGCTCTCCGCTGGAGCATTTCGACGATGGTCATTCTTTCTTCATCTCCTTATGAATTGATTTTTTTGCGGATATTGAAAAAGCGCCGCCTTTGTTCGGTCAGCGCTTCTGTCTGGGAGGATTGGTCGGGGTTCTCGGGTTTGTCCGGCGGTTTAAACGGATTCTGCTTGAACCGGCTCATGTCCACGGCCAGGGAGTTCACGATGCAGAATTGCGCGGCATTCGTGACGCTGATTTTCTGCTCATACAGGATATCGTCCACGAACCCGAGTTCCTTGCATTCCTTGGCGGTGCGCCAGTTTTCGCCGTCGAGAAGCTTCTGCAGTTGCTTTTCAGGCAGGCCGGACTTGGTGGCATATGCCGACGCGATGGCTTTCTCTATCTGGTCATTGCCATCGGCGAGCTGCCGCAGTTCGTCGGCGGTGAAGTAGCCCATCATGCCGACCCGCACATCGTGGAAGAGCATCATCGAGGCCGCGGGCATTAGCACTTTGTCGCCGGCGCATACGATGATGGTCGCGGCTGAAGCGGCGAGGCCGTCGATCTGTACCGTGACCTGTGCGGGGTGACGCTTCAGATGGGAGTACATCGTGAAGGCTGCGAACGGATCGCCGCCAGGCGAGTTGACGTATACCTTAAGGTTGCGGATACCGCCGAGGGCGTCAAGTTCCCGCTTGAACTCCACGGAGTCGGTGCATTGAACGTCGAAAAGGTCATACAGCCATTTCTCGCCGTTTACAATGTCGCCGTAGATGTTCAGTTCTGCGTCTGTCTCGGAGAGTTTGACGAAGTTATAAAATTTCCTCATTGTTTCACCTCATTTCCGGTTTGTTTTAGTTGCTGATTCATGGCGGTTTTCAGGGAAATCATATTGCCGTTGACGAGATAGGCGTCGCCGCCCTCTTCCGTCGGTATACGGTTCATGTCCATCAGTTCGCGGCCTTCGTTGGCGTTGTAATAGCCGTTCTGCCGCATGATTTTGAACCAGTTGGCCTGCGCGGTCATATCGCCCTTGAGCAGCGCGTAGAAATTCCATTTCGCGTACATCTGATTGCGCTGATAGGACGGGATCAAGTCGCGCTTGATGGTCTGTTCCAATCGGATCGCCATCGGGTTCAGCGCTTCATTGACGTACTCGATATTGACCTGCTCCATGTTGGAATAGGTCGCGCGGCCATACTCAAAAACCTTGATCGGCGATACGCCGAAGACCCGGCATATCTCGATCACCTGATGCTGCCGGGATTCGAGCGCCTGGGAGTCGTTCGGCTTGGTGTCGAGCTTCATAAACTCCGCGTCGCCGTTCAAAAATACGTTTTTGTGCGCGTTCTGGACGGACTTATAAGCGTCATTGAAGTCCTTGACGAACTGCTTGAAAAGCTCTTCCTTTTTTGGGTTCTTGATATTGACCACGCCGCCGGCCTGCGCGCCGTTGTCGAAGTAGTTCTGCGCGAAATCGTTGAGCGAATTGGCAAGCCCGAGCACACGGGAGGCAATGTCAATCGGGTCAAGCGGATAGTCGAGATCGGAGAGGCGCGCCCCAGGCGTATACATCAGGTTCTCGGGATACACGTTTTCCCTGATCGTGCCGTTCCAGTACTCCACATACCGCTCGCCCGTCTGCTTATTTCGCCGCATCGTGCAGTATTTGGAGGGCATATTGTAGATTTCGGTGATGAAGCCCGCACGATCCCGCGCGACATAGGCATATGCGGCCGGCGTGAACATCAGGTTGTAGACATACATCAGCCAGAAGTCGAAGGCCGTTGTCTCAGGGTTCGGCAGGCTGTGGAGGATTTCATACAGCCGTTCGTTCCGCGCCTTTTCTGCCCCTGCGGTGGTATACCGGTACAGGTGCAGCGGCAACGACGCGATATCCTTGGCGACGACGTCCACGCAGCGGATCGCCGTGGCGACTTGCATCGCCGTCTCGGTTGTTACAATCGTTTTGCCGTTGATAGAGTCTCGTATCAGCGCTTTGAAACGATTGTATGAGGGGTCGTTTTCGTAGGAATTGCGCCGATCAATCGATATCTCGCCGATGAACGGCAGTTTTATCTTCACATTGCGCCTCCTTATCCGACGGCTATGCCGATAAAGTCTTGGCCCTGCTGCTCCAGCTTCATCGCCAGGTGCATCGCATTGAACAGCGCCGCCATCGGGTCGATTTTCTCAACGGGCTTGTTCTTCAGCGGCTTATAATTGCCGTTGCCGTCCACATATACGGTCACATTGCCCCAGGTCCAGCGCCCGAGCGGGTTCTTCTCATGCTTCATTTCGCCCATTTTGGATAGGCGCTCGATCTCTTTCATGGGACCCGAAAGGTGCTTGATGTCCTGGGGTACTTCAATGAGTTCGATATCATGCTCATTGAGGAGGTCTTGCCGCAGCTTTTCAGCGCCGCGCGGGTCATTGCCCCATGCGACAACCTCGTATTGCTGATTGATCTGGGCTATTTTCGCCTCGATGAAGGTGTAATCGATGACGTTTCCGGGCGTGGCGTCGAGCCATCCTTCCTGCGCCCAGCGGTCATAGGTAACTTTGTCCTTGATGACGCGCTCCTTCATGTTCTCGAGCGGGTGGAAAGCCCACAGGATGAAATACCATGTGTCCAGGCCATCCTGCGGCGGGAACAGCAGCGCCAGGCCGGTGAGGTCGTTCACCGTGGACAGGTCAAGACCGGCATAACAGCGCTTGCCGACAAGATCGGCCTTTGTAAGCGTGCCGGTGGTCGAATCCCACAGCGGCAGGGGGAGCCATGAGGTCGATTTCAGGGATACCCATTGATTCAGGCGGAGCCAGCGGAAGAGTTTTTCGGCGCTGGCCGAGTTCTTTGCTCGAAGCGCTTCGCGGCGCACATTCTCGATGTCAATCGTGACGCCGAGCGAAGGGTTTGCCGCATACCAGACTTTTTCATCGAAGATGTCGGCGTCTTCGGGAGCGGCATAGATTCGTACATACCAATGGGGGTCGCTTTTCTCGCCGTCGCGGATCTTCCGGGCGTATTCATGGACCTCCCAGCCGATGGTTTTATGGTCTGGGTCGTCGCCGGCCGTAGTGATGACCCAATAGAGCGTTTCCTTGCGGGCGGCGCCGGAGCCGAATGTCATCGTGTCCCACAGGTCACGATTAGGCTGCGCGTGGAGCTCGTCGAAAATGACCACGGTGGGGTTGAGGCCGTGCTTGGTATAGGCCTCGGCGGACAGCACCTTCATGAATGTGCCGGTTCGCCGGTTCGTTATAATCCGCTTGGAGTCTGTGATTTTGAAGAGCTCCTGCAGATCCTCGTCCTGGTCGATCATCTGCAGCGCCGCCTGATAGGTCAATGCTGCTTGATCCTTGTCCGCCGCACAGCAGTAGATTTGACCGCCGGGCGGGTCTTGGGCCAGGTGAGAAAGCCCGAGGCCCGCTATCAGCGTGGTCTTTCCGTTCTTTTTCGGCACTTCCAGATAAGCGAATTGATATTGCCGGAATCCGCGGCTGTCGGTCGTACCGTATACGTCCCAGATCGTTTCGTATTGCCACTTGGGGAGGACATAAGGCTTTCCATAAAAATCATCTACGAGATGAAGGAGCTGAATGAATTGGATCCGCGCCAGCGCCTTCTTTTTGTCGAACGGCATGGTATCAACTTCCTTCGAGCAAGGCTGCCATCTTGGACTTTTTCTTTTCCTCCGCTTTCTTCGGGATGGAGCGCAGCGCCGAGGCGATGGTCATGATGTTTTCTTTCTCTATGTCCAGGAGCATCTTGCGGACTGCCATGATGCCGCGGTCGCAAGCAAAGAGATGGTCGTTCAGCTTGCCTGACAACTGCATGTAATCGAGGAACTCAACCTCGCTGGCCTTGTATCGCTTCTCCAGTTCGCGCTTCTGCTTGACGATATCGCGGCGCGTCTGCTCAAGCTGGTAAACCTCGGCGGTCAGGGTGCAATAGCGGTTAATGACGGGCTCATACAGGGCGTCGTCCTTTTGAATTGCGCCCAGCAGGTCCTTGATGGCGGCGAAACGACGATGAGCAATCGCGGAGGCCTTGACCTCAGGCCATTCCGACATTGCCGTGCCGGTTAGCATGGCGCTTTCGGACTTCTCGCGGACCTCAATTTCTGCTTTTGTTCGATGCCCCTTAACGAGAGAAAGGGGCTTGGAGGGCCTGCCTCTCATGCCCCTCACCTCCGGTTGGATTTTTGGGAGAAAAATTCGTTCGTACCCTCGCACTGCGTTCACCCAGGCGAAGCAAAAAACATTTCGATGCCCCCCTGGGGTCACTCGCCGCGCCCGGTCTTCATATCGTGATGCAATTTGCAAAGGCTTTGAAGATTATCAGGATCATAGAACAGTTCCTCGTTGCCCCTGTGAGGCACAATATGATCGGCGATGGTTGCATCCGATAGCCGCCCGTCTCTTAGACAATCTCTGCAGAGCGGTTCCTTCTTTAACTGCTGCGCCCTCAGTCCATAGACAGGATCGCTCCATCTCGTATCGTGGTACAGATGCAGCCACTTGTTATCCCTAGTCTGTTCCCTTGCCCTGTTCCTCTCTTTATAGTGCGCGCCGCATAGCCCATGCTTTACAGCCATACGATTGCACTTTGAGCAGAACTTACTGGCCTTGGTGGGCATTCCCTCTCCCTCTGGATAAGGGCATAGGATACGCCCCATCCCCCTATGTCCCCCTTCCCCATAGAAGGGTATGAAAAAGGCAGGATTGCTCCTGCCATGATTACGTATTGGGCCGGGCATTGCGCACGATCGTCGCGCCTGTTTCCGGCCCTGCTCTCATTGTTTTAGAAGTTATGCCTGCGCGGGTGCCTCAACAATGTCGATGTAGTATTCCTTCCCCTGCTCAATCTGATCAGCGGCGGCCTTATTGATCGTGTAGAAATTGATTTCGCCGCCCGGAGTGTACTTGTAGAACGCCTTGTTTTCCGAGCTTTCGCCGTACACAGGGCTCATCTTGATTGTTGCCGCTTCCCTCTCTGTTCCTGCGTCGTAAACTTCCTTGAGGTGACACCTGAATTTGCACCTAACCACTTGAATCCCTCCCTTTGTTTTGAAAGTGAAGCCGGGGATTTTGCTTCTTGCTCACCCCGGCATGATGGCCCGATTCAAATGTTTGTGACGAGATTCGGACTCGTGATAGCACCGGGATTCCGGCCCCGCGTGCCTTGCGTTGTGCCGGGCGCACCATTAAGCCACTCTGGCACACAAACATCAATCCGGCTCGGCTACCATCCATGGCTGCCGCTTGTGTTGTGGCTCGGAGAACCACGATAGCATTTTACCACGAAATATCGGTACGCTTAACTCATCTTTTCCAGAATCTACCAGCCGAGGTAATCGCATACCCTGCGAACATACAAATTCTTGAGCCTTCCCGCCTGTTGTTCGCTGTACGAAACTACCTCAGCAGCACCTCGAATCGTATGCGTCCCCTTCCAATAATACAGATCGATAATGGTATGAAGCGCATCATATCGCGGGTCGTCCTCGAAGTCCTCCAGCGCTCTCTTGACTGCCAGCACCGCTTCTTCCAGGTGCTGTATCTGCGGGTCGAACAGGAGCAGCGCCTTGACGCTTGTGGGATCGCCTGTCTTGCCCTTGCCAAAAATCATAAGTTCGGGCTTGCTTGTCGTGCCATTATAGGCGTCGTCTCGGGCGTTCTGCTTCATTTCGGCAAGGCGCTTTTGGTTGTCCTCGTAATGGCTTATGATCTGCTCCGCATGGCCGAATGAATGGGACTTGCGGCTCATGCGCGTTCTTCCTTCGTGTTCATCCTATCTCCTTTCTTCCGGTGGTTCGGGCAGCTTCACGCGGCGGTTCCATGCGGCGCGGGCGTTTTCCTCGGTCGTACACGTTTTTGATGACGCACCACATTCTTTGCACATGTAGTAGGCATAGTTGGGTAATCCGTCCGCCTCCGCCTCTCCCCCGCAAAACGGGCACGGCAGCAGTTCGCGGTCAGGCATTGTCATGACTCCTTTCCATTGTCGCTTTGTTCCCAGATTGTTTTCTGCCCTGTTGGATATTTCTCTGTCATCACGCGGGGCCGCCCAGGTCTGTTCCATGCGTTCGGTTCTAGTTTTGTTTCGCCGATGACTCTCCAACCGGCGGCCCGGAGAGACGTTCCCGGTTCGGTCAACAGCGTATAAGTGATGATGCGCCTATACCCCATTGCGCGAGCTGCCCGCCATCCGCCGCGATGTCCTCGTAGGCGGCGAGGCGGTCGAGCAACTTCAAATACCGCTTGTAAATCGGAAGCGCGTTGTCGTCATTCCAGCACGGGCAGTTGTACTCCTTGCGCTGCGTCAGCCTCCCCGCAGCAGCCAGCCCGCGCAGGGTGTCGGTGATGGTCATGGGGTCACGCTCCTTTCCATTTCAGCGCGCAGCTCGTCCTTGATCTGGATGTTCCTGCCGTGCTGTTTTGCCAGCTCTTCACAGCGCCGCCCGAAGTCGCCCCAGTTGACGTTCGATGGGTGGTAGTTCAGTTTGCCGATGCGTAGCAGGTCGAACCAATTGCATTCTTTCAGCCAGTGGTAAACCAGTTTTGGATCATATACCGGTTCAAAACTTACCCACGTTTTGATACCGGCTTCGCTGGCGTTGACGAGGGAGAAGACCCTTTCCTCGTAGCAATCTGCGCCCGGTTCGCGTTCTTTCGCGTCTCGGTCGTACCCCGTCAGCGTCACCCCAAACCAATCCTCCGCATCCAGCAGGTCGAAGTCCCGCTCTGCCCTGCTGCCGCCTTTGGTCAAGATTTGGACATGGCAGCCGGCGGCCTTGAGCATTTTGATAACCTCGCGGGTGGGCGTGGTATCGATGCCGGCCGGGTACGGGTCGCAGGAAAAGCACAAATGAATGGTCTTTCCGTAATAGCGGCAGTCGCTTCCATCAAGATGCTTTTCAAGCGCCTCCAGCAGCCCCTCGCGGTATACCGGCATATCAAAACTGCCCTTGCCATGGAACCGCTCGTGCATCGGGCGCATGTAGCAGTAGGTGCATAAATGCGAACACCCGCTGTAGATATTCAGCGCCCACGGCGCGTACTCCCTGGCCTTGCCCTTCGGCTCATATATTGTCTGCATTATCCTTCCTCTCCGGCTTGTGCCAACTCCTCCGGCGTTCCCTCCCACATAACCCTCGCATCCTTCCCGCCGTGCAGCCGCCACTTCTTGCCGTCGAAGCTCGGTACCAAGCCCATATTCCAAAGGTCGATGCATGGCCGGAATGGATTTACGCCGGGTTCGTGGTAGATGTACTTCCATTTGTCCAGCGCGAAGAATGACGAGATATATGCCCACACGCTGGTCCGCACGCTGTCCCACACGCTGTCCCACACGCTGTCCCATTTTTTCAGCAACTCTAAATGGTTAGGCCCGATTTCTGGAGGTGCAACATCGCGAAACGGATGGACAATTGGGTGAATGACAAGTTCCGGCACGATGGTTTTGAAATCAAGCGACTTCACCCATTCATGCGCCGCTCTGCTGTCATCCTTGTTGGGCATCCGGTCTTTGGTAAACTCGCCTGTGAGCGGGTTGTACTCGTATGCGTTGAGCAGGTCGTCATCCTTGCCCTTGAAGCCGAAGAAATGCGCGATGTAGGTATGACTGTCGGGGTTGTTGCCCTCTGTAAGCGCCCGCTTGCGCTGTTCGGCGTTTAGGTAGTACGGCTTGCCCGCGCCGTCAGTTCTGAAACTGAAAAAGTGGCACATGTTATTCTTCCCTTCCGGCTTGCGCCTGGTCGTGCTTGCACGTTGAACAGTTATGCATCAGCTCGCCCCCTTCGTCCTGTAGTCCTCGCCCTTCATTCCAACCACTTCGCAGACTTCCTCGAACCTGCTGAACACGGCGTCGCCATACTTGCCTTTCAGCCCTTCGCCGTCCAGGTTGCTCGTCAGGATCGTGGGCAGTTCCGCCTCGTAGCGGCCTTTGATGATGGACACGATGAACTCCCTGTCCTTCTGGTCGTTTTCCTCTCCGATGTCGTCCATCAGCAGGAGATCGGCGGCGGAGAGGTCGCGCCGGAATTCCTCGGTCGTGTTGGTCTGGTATGACTCGTGCAGTTGATAGATCGCATCTTTTGCCCGGACGTATCGAGGCTCCATCCCCCTGCTCATCACGTCGATCAGCGCGGCTACGGCCAGGTGGGTCTTTCCCCTGCCTGCGGGCCCGTACAGGAGCAGCCAGCGTCCAGAGCCGGGCAGCGTCGCGGCGTACTGCTTTGCCGTACCGTATG